ATGGCTATCATTAACAAATTTGACTATTGCAAGAAAGGGGCGGAAATGCTTTCCGCAAGTATCAATTTCGACCCTTCGTACGTGAGGCGTAAAGGGTACTTTGAATTTTTATGCGTAGAACTAGCACACGCTTTTACACCAAAAATTGAAAAAGAATTTTCTGAAATAGCAACAGACAGGATTGAACATTTAATAGGTGCGTACAATATCGAATTTGGAAAAATAATCTGCAAAATACCTAAAGACGCGTTGAGTAATGTGACATCCGTGCAGGACTTTTTCAGGGCGTGCGAGTTGACGGTAATTGACTGCTGTTATGGGAAATCCTATATCGTAGACACGAAAGTTTAAAAAGCAAGTAATCATTTCGTTCTCCAGGACGAAAACAAAAAAGACGGCCTCCTTTCGGAGGTCGTCCTTTTTCGTACCTTCACCGGCACTAGGCGACACTTGCGGTAGCTTTCGCCACGCTTGCGCTGCCGTTGCCCTTCATGATCTCGGTGTAGTTCTTCAAGGCCTTCATACAGTCCTTGTAGGCATCAAGGGTCATGTGGTGCTTGATACGACCGCCGTCCTGTTCAACCATGTCGTTGAGGTCTTCAAGGTGGCGGCAGAGCACGCTTTCGGCGCGTTCCAATTCATGCTTCATCTTTTCGGTCATTCTTCAACCTCCGCGCTTTCCGCAGTTACCTGCGGCTGTTGCATCTCGGCAGAAGCGACACCCTGCATCTTCGCGACGAGGCCCTCGGCGTCACTCACATCGAAAGTGAAGTTGAGGTATGTCAGCGTCGGCACGTTGTTGAACGCCGAATCCAGCCCAGTTTTCAACATACCGATGTCAATCATGTCGTTTTCAAGCACTCCGAACATTTCAAGGTAAGGTTTCATCTTTTCCTTGATATGGTCTTTCTTGAGCTTGGCACCTGCGAGGCCGAAGAAACCGAGCCACTTGGGCAGGTCCTTCGGGACTTTCGCAAACTGCTCGGACATGAAGGCGATGAAGGTGTCAACTGCCTTGTCGTACGAAATGTGCATGGGTCACCTCCACTATGCGGCCTGTGCAGTTGTCTGCGTGGCGGGGGTGGAAGTGGTGCCGTTCTGTACCACGGGCGGAAACGGAGGCGGCATCGGAGCCACGAACGCAGGGCCGTAACCCGGATCAAGCACGTAGTTCGGAACCCTGCGAACAGAGATTTCCGACATCTGACGCTGCAGGCTCAAGATGCTGTCGCTGAGAATCTTGTCACGGAGCGGAGCCGCAGTCTCGATTGCGACAACCTTGGTTTCAAGGTTGGCCACCCTTTCGGCAAGGGCGAACGTCTTGTTGTCCGAATACTGCTGTGCCTTCAAGAGGGCAATCTCGTTGTCCTTCTGCGAAAGCTGGTAGACCGGGCTTGCGGCAGGGTTCTGGTTGCCACCGAACAGACCGCCGAGGCCACCATTGCCGCCGAGCAGGCCCGTGGCGATTGCAGTACCTACGGTACCGATGATGCCGGTAGTGAGGCCGGCAGTCCCTACGCCTTTGCTTGCGTATTCTTTTTCGTTGTCATTGTACACCATCTTATCATCTCCTTTCATCTGGTGTGTTTAAAGGCCTATCGGGTACCTCCCGAGTCGGCATTCTCTATTTCCACGGTACAGAGGGCCTTGCCCTTCTCGTACGTGTTCGTTACGCTATGGCTCACGACAACAGTCCAGCAATCATCAGCCAAGATCCCGACATCCACAAGCAAGTCGAATATACTGCTAGTACCGTTGTCGGCATCCTTACGGCGTTTTGTCGGGTGGACGAAGGAAAGCCTTACATTGACAGGACCCTCTATCCTGTCGCATCTGTAATGCGTCTTCAACCACAGGGCTGCGGCCTTGTGCCATTCGGTAAATCTCTTGTTGGGAAAAGTCCTTCCAGTCCGCGTGTCGGTAACGCGAGAATTCTTCTTGCTAGGCGTGTCGTACGGAATCTGGAATATCATGCAAAGTCCCCCTCAAGACTTCACGACAAAAGTATCTTTATGTGGCTTGATTATGGTGTCACCACCAAAACACGCCCAAAAACGCCAAATAACGGCAACTTGTTACCGTCTGTTACTGCAATTTATCGCAACCTGCGTAACGTTACGTAACAACACCACATAAAAACAATTGTCTTTATCTTGACGTTGTTTCGACGCACGGTTTTTGTTTTTATGCGGACGGCTTCTCTATCCAGAACGTAGATACGAGGTGTCGGTTGGCGTAGCACCAGTCGTCCTCCTTCGGCTCCCCGTACCACGAATCCGAAAGGCTCACTGCAAGCTGGATAACGGCGCACTTGCTCGGTCGGTACTCCGCAAGGTCACGGAGCATAGCATACAGCAATACGTTGGTGTCCTTGAAGGATAGGTCCTGGCCGTAGCCGTTGCAGTCGTGGACGAGCCAGCTCACCTTCTCGTATATGTTGCCGAGATTCGGAGCGTACCAATCCACTATCTTCGGGCCGCTACGCCCGTCAAAGGTGAACCCTGGTGCCGTCTGCACGTGCAGCGTCCCTTGGTTCGTGACTACGGAAAGGCGCACGCCTGCCTCTAGCGGATAGCGTCGACCATCGTTCTGCTTGAGGTCTATGAGCATCCTGCGTCCTTCACTGAACTCAAGTCGCTCAATCCTCAACTTTGACTTTTTCAATCGGTCCTTCATCTTTTTCCTCCCCAATCGTTCTTGTCAAAAAAAAGCCACCCAAAGAACATGAACGCGCCGAAAACGGCTACCATCGCTCCGCAACCCATAGCACTACCTCTTTGAAGCCGCACCTTCCATCTTGCCCCGAATGAACGCGACATCGGAACGGATCACGGAAAGCGCGTCACGCATGACTGACATGTCGGCATTGTAGGACTTGTGCTGTTCCTCAAGCGAAGATGTCTTCACCTCAAGGGCCGTAAGCCGTGAGTCCGTGTTGTCGCTGTCGTTGCGTTGCATCGCTGCCGTAGCCGCCGCAAGGAAAAGAGCGAGACCCGCAACAAGGGGTTGCAGGAACTTTCTCCATTTTGCCGATTCGTTCATATTCTGTCCTTCTAGATAGATTGTTTATTCCATGTTGTCGTCACTTGCTCTTTTTGTCCATCAAACACCTAGAATCAAGTCCAATTCGCCACGAACATCGGAATCCACGTAGACGATGACGTATGTCTGTAGAACGGGAGCGCACAGGCTCCCTGCGTCGTGATCGTTGTCGGTGAGCCGGCGGTTCCCTTGTTGACTACCTGCCCTGCCCTCAAGTACAGAATCGCCACGGCGTTGTCAACCGTAATGCCTGCGAGTTTCGTATCGACTACGATGTCTCCCGTATCGGACGTGCAGTCAACGATGCTGCCGCCCACTGCGATACCGCCGTTGAACTCGGCCTTGTTCTGGAAATCCGCGTGCTTGTAGAATTTGGCCCCGTTCGTTTCGGAGGCTTCAAGTACCTTGTTTCCGCTTGCGCCTACCTGCAGGGACTTCAAGCTCGCTAGTCCGTTGGACACGTTGAGGTTTGCAGGTACCGATGTACCGCCCTCATTATGGTACGTGAGGTTCAAGTCGCGCGTGATAGTCGTTGTGCCATTCAGTTCCGTAGGCCCTTCCACGATAAGGTACTGAGAGCCGTTGGTATTGGTGACGTGGAGCCCGGACGCGATTACGAGTTCCTTGGCGCTTTCGCTTCCCGTCCCTGCGGACGTACCTTCCACTTCCTTGGTGCGTACCTTGTTGTACAGCACCTCGGTCTTCTCCATTGCGGAACCCGTAGCCACGTAGCTTACGACTACGCCGTCCCTCGTGATTTCGGTAGCGGTGTCGTAGCCCTGGCTTGTGAGCGAAATCGTCATTCCGAGCATGGAAACGGACGTTTCAGTCCCGTCTGGGCTAGAACCGCCGTACTGCGAGAACTCCATGCTCTCGCCGTCAATAGTTACGACCTTGTAACCGCCGCCGACAAGGGCCTTCTTCAACTCGATTTCGGTAAGACCGCCACCGCCCATGAGCAGGTCACCGATTTCCCCGAGAGTAAAGGCCCTGTGGCGCTTGCTTCCGCTACCATGGTCTACCGGAATAATGTCGTTGATGTCCGGCGTAAAGCCTTCTGCGACAGTACGCTCGCGAATCTCGTTCAATGTCGTGATATGTTGTGCCATTTAGTTATCCTCTCTGTTAAATTTTTACGGCAGGTTCGGCATATCGTATATACGGCCGCCGGTAACCTTTATGCTGATGTTCGACACCTGCATCACTAGGTAATGTCCGTTAGATGTCGTTTGTACTGCACCGACGAATACTCTAGTGCCTCTCTGAATCGTAGCGTTCGCTCCCCTGCCGACCATGTGTACATGTCCCTGCACTTGGCCGCCAGCACCGATAAACCATATCGTTTCCTGCGCGCTTGCAAAAATGGACGATTTATCAATCGCAAAACCGTATATGAATGCATTGTTGGCAGTACACGCGGCAAACGATACTTTCATGTGCGACGGAGGATCTCCTGCACCTGCTACCGCAGTTTCGCCATATGCGATGTAATCAAAGTCTATCTCAAAGACAGCACCGGATTGGGCCAAGTTAGCACACCATCCGTAATATTTCTGTCCGCTGACGAGAGGCGCCTCGTGGCCAAGGCAAGTAAATCCGTTATATCCGTATGCAACATAGGCATCTGCACGAAGACATATCTTGCAGACATTGTTCGGCATCTGGTCAGTGCCGTTCTTCTGCATGGCCTGCATGCCCTGCGCAACCTTGTATCGTGTCGTTGCGACCTGCACCTGCGTTGCGCTCAACGTCACGTTCAAGAATCCGTTCGCATCGGCGGCTGTAGATGCACCTTCAAACGAATAGAAGCTGTCAACATACCCTGTTGTAGACGTTGTGCGAGTGACGGAATGTACGTACGCGTCCCTTATTTTCGCACCGCCGTGGTCGTTCGTGGCATTAGTAGCGGTGTCGGCATTTGCCGCATGGCCCGCGTTCGTTGCGTAGCCCACCTGCTTCGGCGTGGTAGTCCATCCGGTAGAATCAAGACGGTAGACCGCGATAGACCCGACTTCCGACGCTCCGGCGCGGTCGTCCTGTGTCTGCTCGAAGTAGAAAGCATTGACTTCTAGGTTGGCGTCGTATGTAATCAAGGTCAGCGGTATGCGGTACTCGAACCTACCGCTAGGCTGGATATTACCGCCCGTCACGAGGTAGAGTTTCTTCCCTGCGTTGTACAGGGCCTTCACGGACGAGTACGTAGCATCGCCATATACAATTAGAGCCACGTCGGCATCCGGGGCTATTGCCTGCGCCAATGCCGACCCACTCTCTGCGGCCGAAGCGTAGCCGACTGACATGCTAGACGGATTGCATTCCTTGATTTCTCCGCTTTCGTCTACGTATACCGGCTTTGACGAATCACCGACGGCAGACGTGGTAGACTCGTAAGGCACGCGCACCACCTTCATCACCTTGTCGGTTCTTGAACTCCCGTTGTCTACAAGAATCTTGAAGATGTTGAACGGGGACGATGAACCACCAGTACAAGGTTCAAGCGTAATCACGCAGTCGGTAGACGTTTGACCGCTTACGGTAAAACGATACCATTGGTTGTTCGGAATCGTAACGTTACCGAACACGTAAGGCTGTCCTCCGTAATCGTCACCTTTCAAAAGGAACGTCCCGGCCTTGAAATTTGAATTTACGATGAGGCTAACAGGCAGTTCGTCAACCTGTCCGAGCGACACCTTCTCCAGTTCTCCTGCAACCGAGGCCGAGCTTGCACTTCCGCTGATGTCGATCATGTACTTGCCGTTTGCATACGGCAACGAGTCCTGCTTGGTACTCCACCCGTGAACGACCATCTGGTTGCTTGAGTTAAGTTCCACGCCGCCGTTGGACGTGTTCAACTTGACGAGGCCGAGGACGCTCGTAGTCGCCACCTGCGTGTCGCGCACGTAGCCAGCGGAAGACACCTTCCACGAACCGCTTATAGTCCAGCGCACCTCGGATGGCGCCGTAATAATAACGCACGACTCGGAGCCTACCGTAATCGTTCCCGTGTCCGTCACGATTGCGTTGTCGCCCATCTTCGGGTTAGTGTAGGCGTTCATCTGCGCTACGGTCATGTTGCCGAGGAAACCGCCAACGTTACCGCTGACTGCCGACGAAATGGCCATGCTGACTGCCTCGCCGCTGTAGGCGTGGGTGTCGTCGTTGCCCATGCCCGAAACATCGGCGGCCTTCTTGAGGTCGTTCTCGATTGCGTCGTGGACAAAGGCCGTCGTCGCTATCTGCGTCGTGTCCGTAGAACCGCTTGCGGTAGGTGCGGCTGGGGTTCCCGTGAACGTAGGCGATGCAATCGGGGCCTTGGTATCGAGGGAGTCCTTGACGGCCTTCTGCGTCATCGGCGCGTCTGTGTTCGTGCCAGTACCGGAGTACATCTTCATGACCCTGCGGGTGGCTGTCAATTCCCCGTTCTCGTTCTGCGTAAACGTATCCACGAACGTGTTTGCGCTTCCGCTGCTTGCTGAGGGGTTGCTCTTGGCGGCCTGCTTAGTCTTGACATCTGTACCGCCGACCTTGAGCGACTGCGAGTCAAGAGAGTCAGCGGTGCGGTCTCCGAGGTTCTGTTCTGCCATAGCCTTTTCCAAGGCCACGAGGCGAGCCACCACGTCGTTGAAGGCGGCGGCGCTGACGTACCCTTCCCTCTTGATTTCGGAGGCCACGCCCAATAGCGTCTGCTCCGCGAGTTCCTTGCCGTTGATGGCCTTGTTGTCGTAAGTCTCTGACATAATCGTCTACACCACCTTCCTGCCCGCATAGCGGGAAATCAAATAGTCGTTAAAGTTCCTGACAAGGTTGAAACATTTCTTGGGCTCGTTCCATTTCACGTACTTGCCTATCCTACGCAATCCTTCCTCCCTGAATAACTCAAGGTGCCTTCTGTTGTTGTGTCCCTTGAATATCCCGCAGTACGTATTCAGAGAACACAGCATGCGGTTAAGGTCGGCCTTTCTAATCCTGCCTACACTAGCCCAATCGCGTAGCCTGCGGAATCCGCGCTTTACGGTCCCGTTGTTGGCGTACTGCCTATGGAACTTGAGTACCGTACCCAGCATCATCACGCCCTTGGAGTAGTGCTGCATGTAGAACTTACCCTCGTTGAATCGCACCTTGAGCGCCGCCAGCTTGGAGCGCAGAATCGGCATGAGAGCAAGAAACCTGGCCTTGTCCGATGTCACGACGTAGATGTCGTCAACGAACACCACGATGCGCAGGAAATCGTGGCCCTGTAGCCACTTCACGACCTCGTTTATGTAGTTCCCCATCGCGTTCTGCCAGCAGAGGAAACCTATCGCGCCGCCTACGCCTACCGGCTTGTTGAATAGGCTCTTTTCGGGAGCGATGGCAGACCAATTCGTCCTCGGGACGAAAACGTCGCAGTGTCTCGCAGGATCGGCGCGCATGCAGACCGTCATCATGTACTTGATGTCTTCCTTGTCCTCTCCATCATAGTACGTATCTATTAGGTCGAGCTGCTGCTTGAGCGCGATTTCCACGTCTGCGTTCGGGAAGTACCCCTTGATGTCTAGGTGGGCTATCCACGCGTCCTGCGTGTAGTCTGCGGTCATCTCGCGAACGTCCTCGCGGAAAGTCGCTATCGCCTTGTGCAGTCCCATGCCCTTGCGGTTGTTGAAGGTCCTGTCGCTGAAAACCTTCTCGTATATCGGGTGCAGTCTCCAGTCGAGGTAGTGGTGTACCACCCTGTTCCGCATCTCTGTGGCGAAAATCTCCCTCGGCTTGGGGGAGAACACGACGAAGGCGTAGTTGGAGCTGGCCGTGTATGTACGGCGGTTGATGTCGTCCATGAGCCGGACAAGACCCGTCTCGAAGCCAACCTCGAAACGGACGGAATCGTTGGACCTGCGCTTGTTTGCGCGGGCCATGAAATACGCTTCTGTCAAGTCTTCCAGCCTTACCATAGCCATCTCCAGCGGTAACGGGAAATCAAGTTCGCCACCGCACACGCCCGATTATTGTTGTTCAAGTTGTTGTTGTTGAAGTTGCCGTTGTTGTTCATGTACCACGCGTTATTGTTGTTATAGCGCGCAGGGACCCAACGCGAGACAACCCTACCGGAACAACCTGGGATGCACGGGATAAGGCGCACTGCCGATACTGGTATTTATGATACCGTCGCCTCCTCTTGTCTTTCGTTACCAGAGCCGCGGCCGTCGTTTGAACCCGCGGCTGCCTGAACCTTGGAAATTCCGTACTTGCGGTATTTCCCTACGCCTTCGTCGATACGCGCCACGTACTCGAAAATCGTCACGTAGTGCTTCGTCGAGATAATCTTGAGGTCACACGCCATCCGCATAAGCTCCTTGAGCCTGCCGAAGTCGAATATGAGCCTTTCGGTATATTCCACCCTCCTTTCGGGATACTGGTACGCGAAAGCGAAGTCCTCAACGCAGTCGAGGGCGAGTGACAGCATGCGATCGCCGAAGATTACGCGGTCGCGCTTCGCCATCGTGAACGAGAGCTTGTAGAGCCTCATCGCGAGCTGCTTGCAGTCCACGTAGATGCCGTTCTTGCGAGAGCCCTTTACGTTGTGAAGTTCCAGCATTTCGTGTAGTTTCCTTTGTGTAGAGGGTGCAGGGCGACGGCGCGGAGGCCGCCGCCAAGCGGAAAAAGGTTAAAGGTTTAAGAGCGCCACCGCACACGCCCGATGATAGCCGTACAAGTTGTAGTTGTAGAAGGCGCCGTTGGCGTTCATGTACCACGCGGTATTGGGGTGATAGCGCGCAGGGACCCAACGCGTCTGTTCCAGGTTTCTGGCGGTACTCCCTATCTTGACCATGGCGGAGTTCACGGGGTCGGAGCCGTCAACCTTCATCTGGCTGAATATCCCGAAGGCCTCCTCTATTCCCGGCATGTACCAATCGAGACCGGCGCCTCCGTCGGATACGCTCGCGGACACGTCGAAAGCCTTGAACACCTTCTTCTCGCTGCCGCTGATGACGGACGTGAACGTGACCGTCTTCGCCTTGTCCTGGATTTCCTTCGCCTTGCCGTAGTACACAGGCAGGGCGTCCGAGGAATACGCTCCGGCTGGAACCTTGAGCATCACGCTGTCGAGGTACTTGTCCCACGTGCCGTAGTAAGCCTTTACCGTCGGGAAGCTGTTGTTGTTCCACGCCTTCTCCGAGATAATGCCGCCGCTAGTAATTGAGTCTGTCGGTGAACCCGCGGAATCGCGGTTTGTGGAGGCCTTGTAGTAGTTGTAGAGCTGGTCCTTGTTCCATCCTGCACGCAAGTCGTGCGAGCCGTTGACACGTGCGTTCGTGGTCTTGTCGGATGTAAGTCCGAGCAGGTCCCACGTTGCGAGTGTTGCCGTAGCGCCGCTCTTTATGGGGCTCTGTCTGTGTGAGTAGTAGACGCCGCTTGACGAGTTGCCTTCCAGGAGCATGAATACGGCGTCGTTCCCCGACGCGTCATTCATCACGCATGCGGACCAGTTAGTCTGCACGGCTCCGGTCGGGTTCTGGTTGGTCGTGAGGAACGAGTTCATGGCGGTAGCCATGGCGCTGACGCTCGCCACGTTCTCTGCGGTAGGCGTGAATCCGGTCACTTCCACGTATTCGGTCGTATCGTTTGCGGTGTAAGCCTTGAAGACGATTGCCGTTCCTGCGGCGTATCCCGTAACCTTGAAGGCCCAAGCGTTGATGTACTTCGTTTCGGTCTCCGTCTTGTGGAGAATCCAGGCTTTCTGTCCCTTCCTCATGCCTACAACGCCGACGGAAGTCCACCCGCGACCTCCGCTTGCGACAGCCGTGGTAAGGTCGGTATTGTTGACCGTGCCGGTCGTGTCGATGAAGTGGAGATTGCCGCTGCCGTCAACGTACACGGCGTCGCCAACCTTGACAGCCTTCTTGGGGATTTCCACGTTCACGCCGTCGTAGTGCAGGACCCCGCTGTCGGATTCCAGCGATACGGTGCTCTTGCCGAGGGCCGAGCGTGCGGTGTCTGCCGCGTATTCGGCCGCGTCGGCGTACTTGTTGATATAGCTTCCTGCCATTGTTCAATTCTCCTTTACTTTATTCCGCGGGCGTGACAGTAAAAGCCACGTTATTGAATTTCAGACGCTTGTTGGCAACATCGATTTCGATGTCCAGAATGTCCTGCTTCTTCTTGATTTCCGATGCGGCGGATGTGAGGATAGTCTCAAGGTCCGCGCCCGTTATAGCCTTGTTGTCATAGGTCTGCGACATTTACGATTCTCCTTGTCATTATGCCGTTGCGGCTGCCCATGCGTTAGCCCAGAGGCTTGCCGCCTCCGAGGATGTCATGAACTGTACGGCTCCGTATGCGCTCGTGCTCGCGGCTGGAATGTCCACGACCTTGTTGCTGTCCGGCGTGAGTGCCGTTCCGTTCACCTTCACGCCTTGGATTGCAGAGCCCGCCTTGCCGGAGATGGCGCTCCAGCCGTTGACGGTTACGTTCTGTCCCGCTACCTTGACCTGCCCTTCGCTGTCGCCGCTTGCGACTACGATGTTGTGGGTGTGGTCTTCGCGGGCGAACTTGCCGGAGGTGCCAACAGAAGCGGAACTGCCTACCGCGCTAGGCGTAGCCGTGCCGGGGGCGATTTCGTCGCCGCCGATTTTCAGCGACTGCACGTCGAGGTTGTCGGCCGTGCGGTCGCCAAGATTCTCTTCGGTCAAGGATTCTTCCACCGCCTTGATGCGGGCGTCCAAATCGTTGAGCGATGCCGCCACAACCTCGCCCATCTCGGAAGCGCCTCCGTCAATAGCGTCGATAGCGGCACGTACAGCCTTCTCGGTCGGGTACTTGGTGTCGTCGGCGCTGGAGGCGTCACGGATTGTGGCGGTCTTGTTGTTTACGTTCTCGGTATTGTCGGTCGTGATGTTCACCGCCGAAACGATGCCGTCGGCAACCGACACCTTCACCTGCACGTTTGTGCCGTCAGAGCTGGTGGCGTTGCCGTCAAGTGCGTTAATGGCGTCACGGACGGCCTTTTCAGTTGCGGCCTTGTTGTTCTCGGATGCGACCGTGGAACCGATTGAACCTGCGAGCTGGACCACGCCAGTCTGCGAGGTCGTCGCGGAACGGATAGTCTTCTTCGTGGCGGTAATCTCGCCGTTAGTGTTCTGCTCGATGGAGTCGATGGCTTCAATTGTCGTGCCGGAGGCAGTCGGGTCGCTCTTGCTCGCCTGCTTTATCTTGTAGTTGCCTTCGGAGCTCTGCCAAATCTTAACGCTCTTGTCGTCGGACACGTAGAAGATGACTTCCTGACCATCTACTACGGTGAGGTTCCCGAGCGTGAGCGTTCCTGTGCCGGAGCCTTCCGGGTCGCTACTCGTAATCACGCGGTCGCCGTTATGCAGATTCGCCGCCGTCCACGTGTTGATGGTGGCAACGCTCTGCACGCCGCGATAGTGTCCTTCACCGGCAATCACGCTTTCGACGTATGCCTTGACCTGCGTTTTAGTGGCAAGGTTGGAGTTGGTGCCGTCGGCGATTGTACCGTCCGTCTCGTTGTACACGTTGGCGTTGAACTTCGCCTTGGTCAGCTCGCCATCCTTGACCTTGGAATTGGTCACGGCATCCGTAGCAATCTTGCTCTCGGTAACAGCACCTGTCGCGATAGTCGTAGAAAGGCCCAGCGACGGCGTAGACGAGTCGGGATCTGGCCCTCCTCCCCACGACTGCTGCGCGGTAACGTCGCCTGTCAACTTGACGGTGCGGTTCCCGTCAAAGCGTTTTGCCTCAATGTCGGCAATTACGCCGTTCTTGTCATAAACTTCACTTACACCAGGATTTGTAGGCATAGTCCATTCTCCTTATCCGAATCTCAATTGTCCGTTAAGGACCATCAGTCCCTTTCCGTCAACATATTCAACAGTTGCGATTTCTTCAACATTTACACCCAATGGGCTGCTTGTGCTTCCTTCACCGACAAGAGTCTCGTCGTGGTGCATGGTGTCTATAATCTTCGACTGCCATTCCTGCAGGCCGTCGACCCACATGATGTCGTCACCTACGTCTACGACGAGGTTTCCCGGCATCACGGTACCTGCATCCAGCATTGTCGCGGAATCGCCCTTCTTGTGCGTCGTGAGCGCGTTCACTTCTGCCACGGTGAGGTTGCCAAGCCATCCGCCTACCTCGCCAGACATAGCGTCGCTAATGCGGTCTTCTGTTTCCTGCTGCGTGTACGCTCCGACCTGGTGCGCCGTCACGTTGTGCGGGTTGTTGTGGTCGGCCTTGTGCGCTTCGAGGGCCGCACGCTCGTCGGCGTCGCCCTTCTTGACCTTTGCGATCAGCTTCTGCAACGCCTCGGTGTCAATCGGCTGTCTCGTCTGCAGTTCCGCCATACGCTACACCTCCCCTTCCGCAGGCGTGGAATCCCACAGTTCGTCAAGCGTAGCCTCGTCCATGGCCCTGCTCTTGACCGTGCCCTCGGTGTCGCTGTCGCGCACCATGTAGCTGTTGACATCGCCTCCGTCCGGCAGGTCCTTGATGCGGACGGCGTCAACGGGAGTCCCGTTCCATTCGGTCGTAATCGTTGGTATAGAGGTCACGGAAGGCCCATGCAGTACGACCATCACGGGTACGTTCTGCGGGCTTACCACGATGTTGCCGAGGTTGTCGGCAAGGAGGACGTCACGTTCAATGTTGTTGTCGTCAGCGACGAAAAGGAGCAACTTGCCGCCCCATTCGTCATCGTAGTCCACGACAAGGAGCAACGGGTCCTCGTCATCATCGGCCACGTTGAGCGCGGCTCCCGGAAGCCCGAGACAACCGCAAGGGGCGAGTTTCTTTACCTGCGCGAGCGAAAGCTGTACTGTGCCAGGCTCCTTTATGAGTTCATCGTCGTCTTCCCCGTTATGTTCGTAGACGGGTCCGTCATATACGAAGAACGTGCAGTCGGACTCGTCCATGTATTGCGGCTCCGTGTCGCTTGAAAGTATTGACGAGTTGTAAATCACGTTGTTCGGCGTGCCGGCATTGTCTTCCGAAACGGCAACGAGGAACCTCTCGTACAGGGCTTCGTCTGTTTCACCCTGCTTTCTGTACACGTTCTTCAACGATGCCACGAAATCAAGCAATGCACCGCTAGGACGTTCGCCCTTTACACGGCACTTGAAATCAAGAATCGGGGCGAGTTTCCATATCTCGCCCTCTATGTCGCTATACTCGTCTATGACGGCCTTTAGTATAGCCTTCAAATTGGACGCGTCCCTGTACTGCTCCAATATGAAATCGGAGACGGTCTCTGTCCAATGGTCTGTAATTTCTGTCAAGGCCATCAGCTATCCTTCCAGACCTGAACGTCCACAAGCCGTGCCTCGTCTTGGGGGCCTACGGCTATTTCATCGGTAGTGTATTCCGATGCGGACGGCCTTTCGGTCGTAGCGGTAAGGCAAACCTTTATCACGGCATCCTTGATGCCCGGAACCTTGAAAATAGGGGTGTAGAAACGCTTCGGCAGCACATCCTTGCCTGGCGAGAATTCGGTAGCGGCCCAAGCCTCCACCTCGCGCCTTATAGCCGTAACGAAATCAGTAGGAAGCGATTCCTCGGCGTATTGCGTCAAGGTTATGTCCACCCACAGGTACTTGCTGACGGGACGCGAGAAATACATCGTATGCTTGAGGTGTAGGGGCGTGTTGTCAACCGCATCACCGCTGACGTTGCCATACGGCCTTATGCCTGCGGGCTTGCAGTTCCATACGGCCTGTGCGATGACATCGTTGTCCCCGATTCCGTTCTTTATCACGAACTCGAAGCGGTGTGCAGGGATTCCGTTCTGCGCGGTGTCCTCGTCGTTTACCTGCAACGAGAAATTGCCCTCGCCTATCACGCTTGCCATGTACGCATACATCTTGTCGTAGGTTGCCAGGCCGCTACCTGCGTACTTTTTCTGTCTCTCTCGGAAATCGGCATCGGTTTCGGTATCTCGGCCGGAACCTCCTGCATTTGCGGCGACAACCTTGCAAGTCACTCCCTGCGGAGTGCTGGACAGCATCTTCCAATCGCCCACGTATATTTCAACGTAGCCTATTGATAGAGCCTTGCACGGACCCGTCGCAGATCCGTTGCTGTCAATCGTGAGCGTTTCCTGCAGTTCAAAGTCACAAGGCGCCCCGTCATAGCGCACCATCGTGCCTTCGGGCACTTCAGTACCGGGGTCCCCTTCAAACGTCACGTTTGCCGTGGAATAGGTGGCCTTGAGGCGTTCCATGGCCTTGTAGTCGCCTAGTATGTCAAGCCATACCCCACTCGCCTTCTCGGAGTCGAAGTTGGCAATTACTGCTTCAAGCAGTTGTGCGATGCTGGTGATGGTCTTGCACTCAAGGTCAATATGGTGGCCGTCAACAGAAGTAGGAGAAAGGTCAATAGTCTCACCGAACGTGGCGACCCATTGCTCACGCAGTTCCTTCTTCAACTCTTGGAAACTCTTAAGGGATATACCCAAGTCTGTAATCTCAAACGCGGCCATTGATTTCGTCCTCTATAACAGAGCCGTCTTCTAGGACGACCGTGTACTCAAATTTCGTATTGCGGCCATCTACCCTTACGGATATGTCCTTGACGGACTTTACGCCGCTGACGAGCATGATCTTCTCGCGAATCTCGGCCTTTGCCGCATCCACGGCAAGTACGTCCACACCGAGAACCTTGTCGTACCATTCCACGCCAGCTTCCCTTGCGGTAAAGCACTCTCCTACGAATGTCTGCAGGTAACTCTTGATTTTTTGGGCGGTAGAATCGGCAAAACCGACAGTACGGGCTACACACCTATTGACGGAATCGTAATAGATGTCGTTATTTTCCCTGTCTAGACTGCGCTCGTTCACGTCTACAAGATAAATTAAGGACCAAGTGCATATGCAACTCGGTCAAAACATGACAAAATTTGTCATAATATGGAGTCAACTCCAAAAATTTTTCTTTGAGAAATCGCGTTTGTAGGGCTTGATTTTATTGGGGTTGTAATGGTATTGGGTGGTTTTAAAGAAATTGTTTGCGATGCCCAAAAAACACGAAAAATGGGGTTTGCGTTTTTTGGGGTGGTTGTGATTATGGAGTAGGTGGAGCCATAGGCCCGTCAGTAGCGGATGCAGTTCCAGGCGGCACACCGATAAAGGCGTGCATATGGACATCGTACGAGCGGCCCAATTCCGTAAGATTGTAGTTTGAATCGTTGACCTCGCCTTCCACGTCAAGGTCGCCACCGATTTTTACCTTCTTGCCGGACTTTGGATTTAGGTCTATGGAGCCGTCCGAGTTGAATTTCAGCGACTGGCCGTACTTTGACTCTACAAGTACAGTACCGTCCACTCCAAGCGAGATCCTGCTAGCCTTGCCACTATCCCTGTCAGTACGGAACAGCGGTACCGCTACGAGGTCGTTGAGCATATTGCCGTACGGGCTTTTCGGTATTACGGCATCGTCCGAAGACGAACCGAGCCATTCACGCGCATGGCGTGACAGCCCTACGAGCAACACTTGGGAACCCTTCTCAATCTCTATGTCAATGCATGCACTTGAGTTGCCTATGGTAAAAGGCCGTATTCCGTCCATTACCATATTGTCCACGTCCACTATCCCGTCCACGGTGACCTTCTTTATGAGCGCCACTACGGAAATCGTGCCGTCTGCGGCGACTGCGGTCACCTTGGCAGGGATTGCCGTCTCAAAGTCGCATAGACGCCTTGATATGAGTTCTTCCGCTTGACTACGGTCCATACTGCGCTCCCTTGCATATGCAACTGAAATTACCGCCGTGATTGTCCCCGAGGAACCTCACTTCCGTTACCATGAATCGGCCGTAAAAGCCAAACTTGTCGTTCTCGTCAATTTTCCCGTCAACTATCTTGCGGTTGTCAATGTAAACGGGCAAATTGGGCGAAATCTCTGGAGTTAGAAGGCATTTGAAGTCCACCTCAAGCACGGGCTTTGCGGGTTCGGATTTTTCCTTCTCTATGCGCTTCTGCATTTCCTCGTACGTTTCCTTCCGCTCGGTTGAACGCAGGCCCATGTAGTAGTCAATGTTCTTCTTGAACTTTTCCTCAACGGACGTATTCTGCTTGCGAACCTTCTTTGCCTCAAACAGACCGCTACGTAGCGTTAGGGCAATTGTCTCGAAAGCGGTATGTCCGGCGCTCTCTACGAGTGTCCCGTCCTGCAACTCCGAAATATCTCCAACCTTCTGTATGTACAGCATCTCGTTGTTGTCAATGATAACGTCACCGCCGAGTTCAAGAAGCAAGTCGTTCTTGACGTGCTGAACAATCTCGGTTATGCTGCCTACATCGTGATAGCGGTATTCAAGCCTCATATCCTTTAAAGATGTGGCACCGGACAGCGGTACACCAGCAAAATCGGCAATATACTGCAGAACGTCAAAATAAGTAGTGCCTGCAGGGAACGAAACGGTCGTTATGACCCTGCCGAGAGGGTACTGCGCGCCCCTCTGCGATACGCATACGAGTGTTGTAACCACGTCGCCGTTGTTCATGCGGTCGGTATAGCACTCGTCTATCTGGCCGATGAAGATATTTCCAACCTTGTCGCTACGATGCCCTGCACGCAGTATAACGGCCTTGCCCGTTGACATGCAATTGTCTATCGTATCCTCGTTGGCGTTGTAGATTTTGATTACGGCCTTGTTCTTGAAATAGTTGACCGAGCGGATCACGTCAAAATTAAAATGCAGGTCGGCCACGAGAGTCCCGTTGCCAGCCTCTACGTCTTCCTGCGGCTTGTTTCCGCTAGGGAACGTTCCGATGTACAGCTCACACACCCTTTCGAAGGTCATCGTATTCCTCCCACTCGTACGATGTTCCCCATACAAGGATATAGTCGTTTCCGAAATTCTCGTACGTGATCTCGTCTTCTGCGGTCTTGTTGGCCTTCAATACGCGGAAATCCCCGTCAGCACCGATTTTGCTACGGCTACCGAGCAAAGCGCTGTCCTTGACCACCTTTATCCCGAGGTTTTGGCCGTTGCTACTGCTGAAATCGCAATACCAGCTAGAATCCCTCTCGTTCCAGAGAAAACGGAAACCGCAGACCACGCCGCCGATATTTACGGCGAGCGTGAAATGCGACGATTGCGTTGTGTCTATTGGAATGGTAATCATTACTGCGCTCCGAGCATCTTGAACAGCTTGTTCACTTCATGCACCGTCCCTGACGTTAGACCGCCCTTCTTCACGTTGGCGGTAAGCCTATCCACGGCATCCTTCATTGAACCCTGCCCGTACACCAAGTCGGAAGACACGTTGAAAAGCTGTACAGTCTTGAATTCGGTCAGCGTCATCGTGAACTTGATACTCTCGCCCGACTTGTCGTCACGGCTTGTTTTTATTGACTTTATGAGCATCTTCGGATAGGCTATCAGCGATGTCACAAGACGGACAGGTTCCCTGCGCTTTGCAAGGTCTTCAAGGTCAGTATATTTCTGCCGTGCTACATTTTCAAGCGGCTGTGCGTCCTCGTACCCGGCTATGGAAATGGTCTCCGTGTTGCCACGATTACGGCGTACGCTGTGGTTCGTGAACATACCCGTAATCTTGCACTGACGCAACTTCTGTGTAACGTGGTCGGTTATGACGGCCCCGTCCTGCAACGGATGCTCCGAAATCATGAACTCTAGGCCGTGGCTCTCGTCAATGAAAAGATCGAACGGAAAGTTCTCTATGCCCATGTCGGTATGAGCAAACAGAGAAGCGGTCAACGGCAATGCGCGATGACCTTCCATGTATGCTTTTTGTATAAGTCCTATCATTGCGCCATCTCCGCTCCGTTAAAGATGTCTTCCGTCTTTATCGTTTCATCAATGAATTCTCTCAACGTGGTACGCATCACTGCATAGGCTTCCGCTATGCTCGTTTCCATGTTGACGGTCTGCGAAACCACGTTCTCGCTGTTTACCTTGACATTTGGTGTGCCGTTCTTCGCAAGCGCCAAGGCCTCGTCAAGAGCCTTGCCGTAAGAACCTCTACCGCCAAAGCCTTCTACGAGGTAGGAACCTTCAAGCGAACCGAAACGTGATTCAAACTCGCTCAACGCACGTTGATAGTTTACTGCACCGCCAGCCTCGCCATTCTTCCAAGCCTTGCGGAGTTCAAGCAACTTGTCCATTTCCGCTTCGCGTTCCTTTATCTCGGAAATCGTCTTGTCCGAATCGCTACTTGCCTTGTACAGTTGATACACTGCCGACACCAAGCCACCTATCGCAAATGTCGTAGCGCCAATCGCGGCTCCTAGAGGCCCGAATTGAGAGGCACCGAAAGCGGCTGCCGCCGCCATTCCCTTCAATCCTGCCGTTGCATTGTCGGCTTCGCTTGCGCCCGAATTGTAGGCCATGGCCCCTGCTGCAAGACCCGTACCGCCGATAAGCATTGCGGAGGCCTTGTTCATTTTCAGCAACTCGGTATTCGTCTTTACGAGTTTGTCACCGAGATCGTCTGCGGCAAAGGCAGTCTCAAGGAACCCGTTCTTTATGGCCATCAATGCCATTACGGCAATACCGCTCATTACGGGGAAATCCACTACGAACGATACTACCTTGGCCAAAATTTCGCCAATCATCATGAACTGGTCCATATGGTCGGCTAGCGCATTTCCAATGGCGAGAAATGCGTTGGCCAGCGAATCCATCATCTTTTGAATCTTTGGTAGATTGTCCTGGACCTTGCTCATGATGCTGGCTACGACAGGAAGGAGCCTCTTACCGATGTCTTCCTTCATGTCGCCAATTGCGTTCTTGATCTGGACTATCTTGCCTTCGTCAGTATTGGCGAAAGTCTCGGAAAGCCCGGCCCAATCCGCAAGCGCCTCACGTATAGCCTCAATCTTGAGGTCTTCAATGCTCTTGCCCTTGTTGTCGTTGAGAAATTGCAAAGCCTCCCTGTCATCGGCAGAGAGTGTCTTCGGGCCTTCGCCCTTTGCAATCTTTTCCTGCAATTCAGTTGCCTTGGCGATTTTTTCAAGGCCGCTAGTGTCGAAGCCCTTTTTACGGAAGGCTTCGTACGTCCCGTCAAAAGCCTTGCCTAGACCCGTGGCGAGGTCTACCATTTGCTGTGGCGTCACCTCTCCACCGCCTGTCATGCCGGCGGCATAGTCTGCGAGCAAGTCCATCATCTTCGTCATTGAGGACGTACTCTTGACGTACGTTGCAAGTTCCCCTGCACCTGCGAGCATGGCCTCGTCGCCATACATCGTACGGCCTTGGATGCTTGCGGCGTGTTGCTTGACTACATTGAACTCGGCTTCGCCCATGCCCTTGTTCTTGAGCACGGTCTGCAGTTGCCGTTCCTGCCTTAATTGCTGATTGTAGAGGTCTATGGACTCGTTGCCGAAACTCCAAATCTTGCTTATGCCCTGCAAGCCGATATACGATGCAACTACGGATTTCAATGCACCTGCAAGACGAGAAAGCCCGCCCGACATCTTGTTCAGGCCAGGCTCCGCGTTTCTTGCGGCCTTGTTCAGTTCATTCGTTGCATCGGTTGTTTCCTTGATGTCTTCTGCGGTAGACTCAAACATACGGTCTACACGGCGCATCAACGATTCAAGACGTGCGAGAAATTCGGCGTTGCCACCGAACTTGAAGTCTAGTACGAAATTCTCACCTGCCATTACTTCTTCTCTCCCACGTCATAGAAAGCGTTCCAAGCGGACTTGTAGTCCTGTCTCATGTCAAGCAGGGCCGTGGCCTTTCGCATCTCGTCAAGTGTCCACGTGTCCAGCTCGGACGGAGAAAGCCGCAAGTTCACTACGAGGTTCCAAAATATGTACTCGTCCTCCACGGCTTGTGACAAATGGCCTATGAGGCCAAGGTCATTGAAGTCATTCTGCCGCGATGTCAGCATCTTACGGACTATGCTGTTCCCTCGGTCGAGGACCCAGCAAGCATCCTGAAAGGGGTGAGCTTGTGCGCCTCCCATGCCGCCACCATGACATTGTACATGTCAATCAGTCGGCCTTCAAAATGGTTGTAGCACTCGTCACCCTCAAGCGAAATGGACTTTTCGTTGTCACTCCCGTCAAACATTGTTCCACGGAACGTGAGCCTGCGGATTTCTTCAAACTTTTCTTCGGGAAGATTACCCATCTTTTCGCAAAGAAGCAAGGCTATGTCTCCTTGCGATAGTTTCTTGGATACCGAACCTAGACCGAACACGATTGGCGTAACCATCTTGTCCAGCCTTATGCTGTCACGGCCAGTCAACGGAATCGTAGTGTAGCTACGCCCGTCAACGGTGTACTTAACAGGATCTTTTACTGACATTTTTTGTCCCTCCAGGGAGCTTTGTGGTTGTTGTCGTTAAGCACCTCTCCACATCAATTCTGCATCGACGTGAAGCTTGATGTTCCTTGCAGAGCCGACCTTGCCGACAGTCGGCGGGTCAATCTGCGTGATAGTTGCTTGACCGACGAGCTTGTACCCTTCAATGCCACTTGCACCCGTAATAAGGTGGACTGCGGAGAACGGATACGGCCCGGCGCCAATCTTCTTGTCCGCGACAGAAAGAGCCTCAACGAGGTCAAGCTGTGCAGAGGTCGCCATCATCGGGAACGTGATGTCAAACGAGCGGTTTTCGTGCAGGGAACGCTCGGTAGCGTAATTCTGACCCTGCGTGAATTCCCAATCGTCTTCCATTGCCGCGAAGGTTACGTCTCCGTTGAAATCGGTCAGCGGGACTCCGTTGATTTGGAAGTTCCAGTCAAGGTGATTCCATGTACCACTGTGTCTTGCCATGATTCTGCCTCCTTATTCGGCTTCGGGATAGACAATGTTGAGGGTTACATCAAGCACGGTATGCACAGAGTCCATGACGCTGTAGTTGCCCTTGATATTGGGCACGTTGCGCTTGTCCTTCTGTGCTTGTGCGATAGATGCGTAGGTCGGGACGGTCACGGTGTAACCTTCCATGATGTACTGATGCGTAGAATCGGCGGCCTGCGTGAGAACCTTGGAAATAATGGCACCGATGGCCTGGATGCCGGTGTCATCGTACGTGAGGCCATAGCCTTCGTTGGCGTCACCGAGCAAGCGGTAGATTTCAGATTCGGTGTTGAACTTGATCCAGTCGCACTTGACGATGGTGTCGATGAAGGCGGTCGGACCGCAAGTCGTGCCCATGAACGTGCGGGCCACTCCAGCAATAGTTGTGTAGATATTGTAGCCGGCAGACTTTGCAGCGGCAACTTCGCTTGCCGTTAGGTTGTCCGGCGTGATACCGACAAGGCCCTTCTTGTGAGCCCACGTTCCACGTGCAGGGTCAACACCGCAACGCTGTGCGACAATAGCGACGGCAAGATGCTCATTCTCGTAGGTCGTGGTGTCGTGAGCCCAAATGGACACGCGCTCCGTACCACTTTCGGTAAGACCGCCTTCGCCACTGAAAATCGTGGACAGAAGGCTCGCATTGCCGTCAATGTTCACTTCGAGGTGGAACATCTTGAACACTTCGTTGGCCTTGGTGTCAAGGGCCTTAACGAACGCCACTGCGGCTGCAGCCTTTGCGGCGGCATCTACTCCCGAGAAGGCGTAGGACAGCACGACGTGGAAGAAGTCAAATCCGGAAGCGGATTCCACCGCGTCAATGACGTCGGAGGAGCTTGCGCTTGCGGCGGTAATGATTACAAGTTTGTCGGGGTGCGTCTTCTGCGAGAAGAACGTCTGCGCCATCTTGTACGCTTCGGTAGTCTTGGCGAAATCCTCCACGACGGAGTCAAGGTCGCTGTATTCACCAGCGGCCTTTGCGGAACCCGTGACCACGATAGCCACGGTGTTTACGGATGTGGTGAGGACACTGCTAGTCGCCTTGACAGTATTCACACGCACGATTTGGTTGAGTTTGTTGGCCATATCAGCTCCTTGCTACTTCAAAATCTTCTGTTCCAATTTTCCCGTTGACGGATTCAATCGGCCCGCGGCTATAGCCCACGAAATCGTTGAACTGAACACGGAAACTCAATACGTACTGCTCGATGAAGAAATCCCCGTCATTGATCGTCTCGTCGGCAATGTCGTTCATGTCCCATACGCTGAAAGAACGGTCAAGGCCGTCTGCCACGTTGAATCTCGCCTTGACGAAATCGCAGAACTCGGGTGAGATAAAGTCGTTACGGAACTTGCGTAACTTTTCACCATTTCCTGCAACTTCGTGGACGGTGACAGTTGCAACGTACTGCGCCACGCGGTAATGATCCTCGTTCGGCGCTTTCGGTGGCGGTTGAGTTAGAGAGCCGTATTGCGATACATGAATCACGCCTACGGCGTAATACTTGCCGTGGCGTGCTGCAGCATTGTCGGGAATCTGGACGGCGTACTCGCCATCGTTAGTAATCCACTTGCAAATGCTTTTCTTTATATCGTCAATCGTCATCTCTAGAATCCGGGGTCATCATCAGTTACAAAAAGTTCGGCAGGTTCCATATGGGGTGGAACGAGGCAGGCTATGTACTTCCAATGCGAAATGTCGCCCATGTTCAGATACGGCAACTCGTCCATGAGTTCATACATGAAACCGCCACATCTGACGAATCCGCGCCCGCTCCCGTCTACGGCCCTAAAGTCAAGACGCTCGCTTGAATACACCTTCACGGAACCCGTGTTGCGAGAGGCGATGGAATCCGGTATCGTATCCTTGCCGTTTATCGGCTGTACAGTACCGCGGACTATCCTTGTCTCTACGGTACCTGGAATCGGAGTGCCCTCGTCATCGTGCGTTGTCTGGCCGATTCGGATGAACTCAAAAGAGCGATTGAATACGGTCGCCACCGTCAAGTCCTCCACCGATACAGATTCCGTGCGTTATGCCAGGGTTCGGCTTGTACTGCGCCAACAGCGACTTGTACTCCTTGCCGTACACGGTCGCATCAAGTTCGTCCGTTGCGGTATCTCCGCTACCTCCATACGAAATGGAGATGTCACCTTCTCTCTTTTGCGTTGCAGGGCCAGCCACGCCTTCGCTTGCCATTTCGTCCATTATCGCCTTGTGCGCGACAATGCGCGAAAGGGCGTATATGTACGCATTGCCGAAGTAAGAACGAGAAACACGGAACTCCGCACCGCGAATCCATGCGTCCAGCATTTCGCTAGTACGCATGCTCACGGGCAGGTATCCTATAAGTTCTTGTCTCTCTGCGGCAGAAATCGGCATGGCTCGCTAGTCCTTTTCTTCCTTCTGCTTCTTTTCAAGTTCCTTGGCTTCGGCGTCAATCTTGTCAAGCTGTTGCTTGCGCTTCTCGCCAGCTTCCTTGGTCTTCTTGTCACCCTTGGACAAGTCGACAATCTCGTCCACCATACTCTGCGTATTGGCGTTCTTGACGGCGCTTGCGGTGTCTTCAACGATTACGAGATCGCCTTCGTCAATCAGTTTCTTGACGAGAGGATATTCCTTCTCGGCAATTTCTTCGGCTACGTTAGTGCCCGGCAGGAGCATAGCCTTGCCGAATACCATCACTCGCTTGGTTCTGTTGTTGTAAATCTTTTTCATCGTTTTTCTCCAGTCAACGTTGATTTTGAATCAAAAAACGGGTTTCCCGGGGACTACGCGGGGTCTCCCCCGCGCTCGTCCCTGGAGAAACGAGTTTCTTATTGCTTACACACCATCGCAGTAGATGATGCCCTTGATGTTCTTGATGATCGTGCCACCGACTCGGGCATAGCACGGCACCTTGTAATGGAGGGCGTGGGCCTGAGCTTCTTCCTGCTTGAACGGAATCGGCAAGATGTAGGACACGATGGTCGGAGCCTTCTTGTAGAGGACTGCGCGGCCACCACCGATTTCGTCCAGCTTGCGGCTCTCGTTCCAGTTCACGATACCCTGTTCACGGAAGATTTCCTTGAGGTAGTTGAGAATGGAAGTCGAGTTCTGCGCGCTGACCGGAGTCGTGGACAGGTAAGCGTAGGCTTCGTGGTCCCAGATGATGCTGTCAAGCACGATGGTGCCCTTGTTCAAGGCATACGCACCGTCAACCATGGTTTGCACGGTCTTCACGATTTCGGACAGGTCCTTGTTCTTGATCTTGGTCGAAGTGCCGGCGGCGTTGTTCGGAGAGGCGACCACGGTCACGTTCTCGTTGTTGAACAGGCCTGTGAGACCCTGGTCGGCATCACCGATAAGAATCACTTCATCAACCTTCTTGTCGATGTAGTGACGAGCGGAGATGGCGTCATCACGGGAAACGTCAATACCTGCGGTGAGGTACTGTTCCAGTTCGACGTTGGAGTAGGCGTAGGAGATTGCGAGCGTGCGGATGCCGGCGCTTTCAATCTTGAGGAAACGGCCCACGGGCGGAAGGTCGTCGGCGTAGTCGGCAACGAACTTTGCCATGCCGACATCGGAAATGACCTTGTAGCTGAACGAGCCGGCAAACGGGGCTACGCCAGTCTGCATAGGCACGAATTCGGTGGCATGAAGGGCTTCACGGTCGAGGCCGTAGGTTTCTTTTGCGATTACGCCAAAGAGAGCGAGGATCGCGGCATTCTGTTTGGTATTGAAAGGCATTTTCTGTTACCTCCTTAAGCGATTTCCAATTCGGCAAGTCGGCCGGATGCGGCGTTGGACTTGAACACGCCACCTGCAATAGCGGTTGCGCTAGAGCTGTTGGCGGTGAATTTTCCGGTGGAATTGTTGATGTAGGCGGCCTGACCAGCGAGGACTTCGCCATCGACGAGAACCCACAGACGGCCCTTCTTGAGCACGTTCACGTGGTCGCCAGCGTTGTAACCGCAGTTCATCATTTCGGCGGTCGTGTAGGAAGCGATACCGATGAAGGTACCACCTGCAACGGCGTCGGCACCTGCGGTCTTGTTGGTCTTGGTGATGGTGCCAGCGGCAGAGGTCTTTGCTACGACGAATTCGTCGGCATTGGCGGCTGCACCTGCGGTAGAAGCGGTAATGGTCACCTTTTCGCTGGAAGCGGAAGCGCCGTAGTTGTCGTCAGCACCCACAGCGGAAGCGAGAGCGGTTGCGATACCGCCAGCGGTCGGAGTGGACGGAGCGGTGACTTCGTACTTGGTGCCGTTGATGGAAACGGAGTACTTGTCGCCTTCTGCGACGGTACCGCCGATAACGACTTCAACCACGCGGGCAACTGCGTCGGCGGAAGCTGGCTTTGCGGCCCATACCTTGCCCGGCTGACCCTGGACTGCATAAAGCGGAAAACCGCCCACTTCGTCCTTGTTGTCCTGCAACGTGCCGGTTTCAATGGAGTGCGGCACGAACGGGAAAAGAAGGCCGGGCAGGCCCTTGCCTTCATTCATAGAATCTTCGGGAATATTAGCCATGATTAGGCCTCCTTCTTGGTTTTGCCGGACAGGGCGTCGCACATCTTCTGATATGCGTCATCCGGCGTGGTGTCATCGGCGGAGTCCTTTACATGGGACGGACCGTCAAGTTGCTTGTTGGGATTGCCTTCACCATCGTCGTCAAGTTTCTTCTTGAGCTGGGCGCAGGCGGCGTCAAACATCGCACCGATATATTCGTCGGTCTTGCCTTCGAGATCCATGCCGTCAAAGGCCTTGCCGATAATGGCGACCTTGATTTCCTTGTCGGACATGTCGCAAGCCTTTTCGATGCCGGCTTCGTCGGCGGCCTTGACGAGACCGAGGCGAGCCTTGACTCGGCTGTCGATTTCCTTTTCGTCCAATGCCTTTTCCTTGAAATCGGCAAAGTCCTTTTCGGTCTTGGTGAGGGAGGCCTTGGCGGCATCGCGTTCACCCGTCACGGTGTCAATGGTCTTCTGCTTTTCGTCGGCGGCATCCTTGAGCTTCTGGCATTCATCCTTGTAGGACTTCAGCTCATCAAAGACGCTTTCTTCTACTTCGACAATGGAGCCATCGCGGAGAGTGGTCTTTTTCATTGTTTTATCCTCATTCTTGAAAATGTTGAAGTCGACGGAATCTCCGCACCTTACGCGGAAATTCACCCCGTCTCCGGCCCGTCCGACAGGGACGAGGGCCATGTGGTTGTACACAATGTCGGTCTGGCGGGCGTCATAGTCCGTACCCTGCCAATTACCGCTGTCCTTTACGACACGGCAGTCATAACCCATTGATACGGCACGGATACGGCCGTTCTTGATGGCATCAATGGCCTTCGGGTCTTCAATGTCCACATGAATCTTGTTGTTTAGGCCGTCGAAAACGACCTCGTGACCGATTGTACCGACCTTGAGCTTGTCAACGTTGCGTTCCGTAACGTCCTCGCTCGGGTGCAAAAGAGTGATCGGCAGGTCGGCTATGCCCGGAGTTGCGGCCTTTACATCGTCAATGGAACGGAGAAGACGCACTTCCCTGCGGTCGGAATCGTAATACGAAAAGACTCCGGCGCCCGTACATACGATTTCACCGACAAGATGTCCCCTCTCGTCGGTTACGAGACCCGCAGTCTCCCAGCTAGTTTCTCTAAAGTCACGATACTTCACGGCCTATAATTTAGGCCCGTAAACACGGAAAAAGGACGTGTCAGCAAAACACGCCCTTTTAGTGCAAAAGATGTCAAAATATGACGAAGTTAAAACAAGGTTAAATATCCAGGCTTTGAGTCCTTTTCACGTTGATGCTCGGAACCACAATCATACGGCTCTGCTGATGCTTCAACGCCCTCGTTTCCTTGTATTGGAGATACTTGCCCCACTTCTTGCAGAGGATAGCCCTTTCTTCCTTGATTTTGTCCTCGGAACGGAAAAGGCTGCTACCACCGGAATTGGAGTCAATGTAGAGTTCAAGGGCGTAACGTCCCTCAAAGAACACAACCCTGTCATACAGGAGGTTTTGCAGGATATAGTCCACGTCTACCTTCAACCTGTTTTCCATGAAGCGGTATTTTCTGTCAATAATGCCGATAAACCCTGAACACGTACCCTTCAATGCGAACGGGAGGTGCGGATCGAACGTCATTCTGTTGCGTTGAGCGAAACAGAAGGTGTGCAATCCGGCATCGTCAGTCATCTGGGCCATATTGCATACGACGAATACGACTTCCTCGGGAGTGAGGGGCCTGGACTGTGCGCCACCGATGTACCTTACGCATTTTATGTCATCGTCAAAAATGGCGACCATCCTCGTCTTCACATGGTCAAGGACGAAGTTCCTTGTCTTGCCGAGACCAAGCGTGTCGTCGGGACAAGTCATGATAGGGTTGGAAAGGTGTGCCCTGTACTGCTGTTCCTGCGACTCTGGTACAACGAACGTGACCCACTTAGGCAGGACTTTCTGCGTTATCGTCTTTCCTGCCCGTCCCCGACTTATCACCACTATCGTCAAGTCTAAGTCTTTCAGCCAGCTTTGAACCTCTGACAACTCTTCCGAGACCGATTCTTCCATGTTTCTTTCCATTTCCTCTTACCTTTTGGATGTTGAATTCATTACACGCGGTAATGAAGTCGTTCTTGTTGTCAAATACGAACACCAAGTAGTCATGATGCTCAAATTCGTTAAGTTCCATGGACGCGATTGAGCGTTCCTCTTCCTTTTTCTCGGCTTCTTCCTCGTCCTCTTCCTCGTTGAAGAATCCGAACGGCTCCATGTCGAAACCTTGGTCGTTGAGCTGCCCGAGTTCCAGGTCCAGCTTGAAGTCGTCCCATTCGGAGAACTCAGCTACCTTGTTGTCGGCAAGACGGAACGCCTTGATCTGTTCTTCGTTGAGGTCGTCGGCCCTGATACACGGAAGCGACTCCATCTTGAGCTGCTTTGCCGCCTCGTACCTCGTATGACCGCATACGATGACGTTGTGGGTGTCAATGACGAGCGGAACCTTGAAGCCGAACTTCGCGATGCTCTCCTTGACGTACTTTATCGCGACATCGTTCAGTCGCGGGTTGTTGGCATAGGGTTTAAGGTCGCCCAACGCCACTTCTACTATGTTCACTAGGAACCTCCTTGTTTGTCTTGTGTATCTTTTCTTGTGAATATCTCCAGCGCCTCCTCCTTGTCGGACGGCAGGAGGTGCGAATACGTGTTCAGCGTTATGTTCACGTTCTCGTGCCTCGCCAAGTCCGCCACGCAACGTATGCTACAGCAGTTGGCACGGATAAGATTGCTGATAAAACTATGTCTAAATCGGTGCAGATGCACCTCGCCACCAAACGATGCCAAAATGGAATTTCTCCTGAAAAGCGCCTTTAAACTCCGATTTTGGGAGCAGTTGTATTGGTATTGAGGGAAAATTTTGAGGGATTTTGCGGTGCCTAGAAATTGCGAAAAATTGGGGTGTTTTGGATAGATTTGGGGGTTTTGGAATGTGGAGCTTATTTGCTCCTTGAGCCTAGTGCAAATTGGCACGAAAGCGACCTTCCCGCCTTTTCCCAAAATACGTAACTTTCTCTTTACATTCCCGTCATCTTCAAACACGTCGGCGTAGGTCAGCGACGCGGCTTCCGCGAAACGCAGGCCCGCAAAGGCCATGAACGCATACATGAGACGTAGCAACGGGTTTTCCTCGGCGGCGAGGATTGCCTCTACCTGCTCTATAGTCCAAAAATCCCTCGGCTTAGATTTCTCGCCCTTGACCTTTACCGCCACGAACGGGTTCTTCTTCCAGCGAGGCTCGTACATCTCCATGCACCACTTTGCCCAGCTACGGTAAATCGTCACGCGTTTCCTTTTGGTAGATGCTTTCCACGAATCCAGACTAGAAACGAAATCGCTTGCGACTATGTTGGTTATGTCGCCAAGCACGTTTATCCCCTTCTCGCGGAACCACTCTTCCAACACGATAAACGCACTGCGGTAGTTCCTTTCAGTAAGATCGGACATGTCGTTGGTACGGAAGAAAGACTCTATGGCGTTGGAAACGAGAACCGAGTCCCCTTTCCCCACGTTTCCGTTGAGCTGGTCTGCCACCATACGGTCCCGCCATGCCAAGGCGTCCTTTTTCTTGTCCACACCGAGCGACACGTACTGCGGAGGCCGGCCGGAATCCTTGTCGTAGATACGGCCGTACCACGTCTTGATGCCGCGGCTCTTGTGCCTCTGTACTACCGAGAACTTTTTCATCTGGAAACCTTGTCGATGTACATCTTCATCCACAATTCAGTAAACCATACGGCATGCTTGTAGCGGTACTTGCGGATAAGCCCCTGCCTAGCCTTCTCAAGCAGGGTGTTCCTGTGCATACCGAGCATTTCAGCCGCAAGGTCGGAGCGGTAATACGTCACCCCAAGCAGTACAACTATCCTTTCGTCATTTGTCGTTTCCGTCATCGTCGTTTCTCCTTTCGCTTTTCATGACTATTGTGATATTGTGCCTTGAGCGGATCTCAAGCATCGCGCCGCTCCAAAGTGCGACCAAGAGCGCCAATTCGTTCCCGGTCACGAAATACGCGACCACGAAATAGACCGACAGCGCAAAATAGGCCAAAAACAAGAGTTTGTCCATCATTGCATCAACCTCGCGATGAAAATTCCTATAAAACAGGCAACCGCACCGAGAACCATGCCGCAACCGCAACTGAAATTACTGCAATCACGGCTCATTTCGTACTTATCCTTCATTTCATCCCTCTGTTCTTCCACTTTCCGTAACATTTTGCACATTACGTAACATTTCTCGTCTTCCATGCTCATTCCTCCGGGAAAAAGTTCATCCAGCAGTTGTGGCACAGCCCGCTATTGAGCTTTTCCTTCTGCGGTTCGGTCAAGTACGGCATGGCCTCCCCTATCGGCTTGCCTGCAAGGAATTCCCCGTACCCCTTTTCGTCAACGGCGACGGAGCTTTCCTCGTGACAGAGCGGACAGCACGTATAGATTAAATTCAGTTTCACGCTTTCTTTCTCCTTATGGCTTTTATGCAGTCGAAGCAGTATGTCTGCCCCATCAGTACGGTGTAAATCCCGTTTGCGTCCACTTTCCTCTTGCACTCGCAGCATACGGGCGACTTCCTCACGTCGGCAAGCGTCTTCGGGATCCGCATCCACGCTTCCACGTCGTATCTCTTGGTAGAGAAGGCCCTTGTCGCGCACACCTCGAAAGGATAGACGCCATCACCGATTCCTCCCTTAACCATACGGCAGAGGACGAACTCCCCGTCCTTTTCCAACTTCGGCCAAGTTTCTTCATTTTCGGGATCATAGAAGTAAACCGTGTCCGTAACTCTAATCATTTCCTTTTCCTTCTTTCTCCGTTTGAAGCCAAAACCATCCATTCCTGGTCTTCTTCCCACCACCTATTCGGCAATACGGGCAAAAGCAACTCGGCTTCCATTCGTTCTTTTTCCGTCAGCTTGCGCTTGTCCTTGGGACCCATATAGTAGTAGTCCATTTTGAGGTGTACCGCCTCGCAAATCTTGAACTGGTGCTTCGTGAGGTTAATCATACTTTTCCTCCATCTAGTCTAAACCATTTGTTTCCGTCAAATAGAAGTAGCGTTCCATTGTAGACACGTTTCCTACTGATAATTGCATACCCTTCTTTTTTATGCTGATACGGCATTGTCTTTTCTTTTTTAGGTATTCCGTAGACCGTGACGGTGTCTCCAGCCTTGGCATCCGTCTTTTCTCTAATCCATTTAGGCGTTTGACAGCCATAGTATAAAGTCGTTTGTTTGCTCAACGCTTTCTCTACATAATTAAACACTTTACTTTTGGTTGTGTTAATCATGGTTTCTCCATATCTCACAGAACGCCCATCCTTCTAGGCGATCGTCGTTTTCGTTGATATATTCTGGCAATTCGGCAAATCCTATACCTTCGGGCTGCCAATGATTATACAGGTAGAACCAATTTCGGGAATTCTCAAAGTGTGCCTCATGTACGACACCGGAAACAATTATGAGAATAGGCTCTTGATTGTAATACCTATCGTCATCCATCGAGTTGAATGTTATTTCAGCCATCATTTCCTCCTGCAATTGATTTCGCCGCCCTTCGAATTAGGAATCCAGTTCGACTTGTGGTTTTCTAGCATTTCGCAAACAGGTTTGCAATTGGAAAAGAGAAAGAAATTACGTTCTATATTTTCAAGTTTTTGATGAATGAAATCAACACGGCCTTTTTCTTCGAAATTGTCAATTCGGTACAGCAACATATTCAACCGGCTATTTACTTCTAGACGGAAGTCTTCTACTTCGCTTCTAATGTATTGCGGTGTTAATTTCTCATTGTTGAGTGCTACAACTTCTTTATTCCACGCCACCTGTACAGCTTCTTCGGTTTCTTTTTCGAACACGGTATTGTACCACTTGAACACATTTTCCCATGTGTCGTAATGACCTGCGCTACCGCCGCAATCGCATGAAGGGTCGAAATAAGGTTTAAGCGCATCTTTTGAAACAACCCAACCGACCATTGATCTACACAATGAACAGTCGTGGTGTGGAATAAACGACATTTGTTTAAGTTCTGCAAGAGTTTTCATTTATTCTCCTTGTTCTTTAATCATTTCTTTCTGAACAAGTTCCATAATACGCAGAATCACGGCACCGCATTGCGCCAGCTCCTGCAAGGCGTGTTCCTTGTCGCCCGCTTGGTAGGCAGCGAACGCCTCGGCGACTTCTTCCATCAGTATGTTATCGGCACATTGAGGCCCCCGGCTGTTGCGTAGCTTGATTCGCGCTTCGGATTCTGCCCAGCTCACGCGCGACGACGGGTCAATGATAGCGGACACAAAATCCGGGTGCTTGCGACATGCGGTCTTGTGCTCGTCGATAATTCTGAACAAAAAGCCTTTCAGCTTTTCGGCATCTTCGTTCATTTTGTCAGCCATCGTTAGCCCTCTCTGTCGATGATGTCCTTGTATGTTTTACATTCGTCTTTTCTCATTTCAATTCTGTTCTTCGTGACCCTTCCGAAGAAGAATCCGATGAAGTAACAAATCAGCCCGAGCGCCATAATGAATACGAATTCCATCATTCACCCCACGTAATCACGAAATACAGCTTTCCATGTTCCGCGCCCCATTCCGGGCGACCCGTGCCGACGCGGATTTTCGGGTTCTTGAGCGTTATCTTCGGGCTGTCCGCACGGTAGCCGTTGCGAAGTACGAGCAGGTCGAAGTTCTTCTGGAACTGCTTCGTGTGGAAAACCTGGGGACGATCGAAGTGGTAGGGCTGCGGAGGTAAACCGAAGAACTTCTGCATTTCGGCGTAGTTGTAGAACTGGTGTAAGTAGTGATCCTTGATTTCCCGGTACTCTTCCTTTTTCTTTCCGTCCCGAATCATCGAGAACCACGGTTCGGCGATTGTAAGCGTGAGCGTTTTCATTAGTCCTCCTTCGGAGCCGACGGCAGCGGCATCCAGCCAATTACTTCATCAATTAAAAATTCACAACCCCAACCAGGTGTACTAGCGTAGAAAACAGCGAAACCTATTTCCATACCGTCAATATGACGGAAATCGCCAATCCATTCTCTTACTTTGTCTGTTTTGTACTTTGCGAGAAAAAGAACTCTTTGTCCTTTCGACGGCAAACCCTCACAGCACTTTCTCCAGCGGCGTTCTTCTTCCAGGTGGTGAATGTAGCCGTTCATCTTCGCAATCTGCAAGGTGTGCTCGGTATCCATGCGCTCAAGCTCCGCGATGCGGGACTTCAGGCGCGTCAGCTCGTCGTCGTGGCTGGGATGCAGGTGGTGCAGTTCAATAGCCATTATCCGTTCTCCTTCATCATTCCAACCGTGTAGTGCGCCCCGTCCGGGTCGTCAAAGTCTTCGTTCAACGATTCTGCATAATCTCTAGCTTGCAAGAGGTCTGCGGTCTTGTAGACAACCTTCTTGTCGCCGTTCATAAAATTCTTGATTACTGCGTACATCACTTCGCCTCCTCGTCAGTATGTTCCTCTACGAATCTTACCACCCAAGCAATCGGAATCAGCATTAACTCTATGGCAATTCCTATGGCCATTAAAGGCAGCCACTCTACCAAAAGTCCAATCTTGTTTTTTATGCAAAGAGCATGGAGGCAAAAGAACCGCCCCATCGTCTCTTACAAGAATGTTTAGTGTTGGATGCTTTGCTACTTTCATTTAAACCTCTCTGCAAGTTCCAGCCAACGCTGGTACCATTTATTTTGCCACCTTGCTTTCCGATATGTGATTGGGCATACGTGCTCAAGAACTTGCGCCATCGCCAAGCACCGCTTGCGCTTGGAGTGACGAGTTGCTGCAAGTTGCTCGTCCTTGATGAGGTTTGCAGTCTGCAAGCGGTCGCAGGCTTCCCTGTAATCGGCTTTCAGTTCCGCAATCACCTTGTCCTTATCCGCAATCCTCTTAATATACTCGCTCATTGGTATTTGCATATTGTGAATTTCATTACGAGCGCAGGAAAGGTTATAGCGGTATTCGTCGCGCTCCGCCCGAATAGTCGAGATCACCTTGTCGGCTTCGGACTTGAGGTAAACTTGTGCCTGCTCGTCATCCCCGGTCTTGGTGTATTCTTCGTACACGTCAAAGGCGTGTCTCGCTTTCAGTTCGCTCATTTGTCGGTCTCCTTTATATTGCCGATGATTCTATGGTCGGGGATTTCGTACCAGATGTCAATGTCGTCATATTCCCATTCATAATCTTCGTCTTGAAAGTGAAGGAATGTACTTACAGAACCATCACCACCTTCATCACATCCACCATAGGCAAGATGTGTAGTGCCATCCTTCATCTTGATGATATATTCTGCACCCCAATGCTTTCCGCACTCAAAGTAAATGTCTTTGTCTTTTTGTCTATGCCACTGACTCCGTTCTTTCAATTCCGCAATCACCTTGTCGGCTTCGTACTTGAGGTAGACTCTCATACTCTCTTCGTTAGGACAGTATGCGAGGTTGTTAATGACTAATTCTCTCGCATCTCTTTCTTTCAGTTCGCTCATACTCATGTTACTTTTCCACCATTTCTTTCTTTACGAAATTCATCATGCGGATGATTACGGCACCGCACTGCGCGAGTTCCTTGAGGCATTCTTCCATTTCACCATGGTCGTAAGCATAAACAGCTTCGAAAACTTCTTCAAGAAGAATCGCATCGGCGTGTTGCTTTCCTTCATTTACCTCTCTGAAATGATTAAGACTTGCTGCTACAGATTCTGCGTAAGCACTACTGAAATCGTCGCAGAATTTCGGGTGTTTCTCGACTGCGTTACGCAACTCTGTTTCAATCATCGTGAAACAATCGTGAGTTACAAGGAATCCATCAACGTAAGCCTTGAACTTGTCAATGTCCTTGAACAATAGCTGTCCTACGTTCGGAAAATCGCACAGGATTTTTCCCTCGTTGACAACTTGGTAATTAAAGCCTTTATAGCTGTTCATTCTTGAGTCTCCATTCGTTTAAGCATGTTTCGTATTTCTGCGGAACATCTTCCGGCTTGATTTCTCCGCGATCTAAGCGCCTTCTCCAATAATTCCAGGCGCACATCCCCACGCCTCCGTGTTCTTCCGACCATCTAGCTTGATAGCGCTCCACGTAAACCTTGACCTTCTCTGGGTGATTTCTCTGATAAATCATGCATTTTTGTGAGTTCGTCAGCTTTCCCTTCGGCGTGTCGCGGTAACGCTTTGACGCATCGCAGGCTTTTGCACGGTTTTCACGCAGACGCTTGTCGGTGCTTGGCTTGACTGCAAATGCGGATACATCTATATTTGCCAGCCGTTGTCGCGCTAGTTGCTGTGCAGTCTTTTCAGCCATAAATCAACTTCCTAACTAAAATGACGATTTCGCCGAAGTAGGCAATCACAGTCCATACAATTATCACATAGATAAAAGCCGCAACTATCCATGCCCAGAATTCTGTCAATTTGTCGTTCACTTATTTCCTCCCATCATCTTGTCAAAGCAAGGCTTGCAGATGTCGATTTCATTGACTATACTCTTTGTATTTAACTGCTTGCTCGTTGCAACCTTGGTAATAGTGAGGTGGTACATTTCGCCTTGGTCGCTTCTGTTCGTAAGGCACTTGTCACACACGTAGGTCATCATACTTCCTCCGTATGTTCCTTTTCGTAGTTCTCGCGGATCCAGCTACGGAGCTTCCACTTCGAGCATCCAGCTCCGTAAAGGTCGTGCAAAGGTCCCGGATTTCCGTCAAGGTGACACCAGCATTCGTGTATTGGGCCGTCACCGGAGTTCTTGCATGTCGTTGCCCCGCGGTAGGCGCAGTTGTCGCACTTCTTTACGATCTTCCAATCCTTAACAATCTGTTCGTCGTCAATCATTATGCCGCCTCCTTTTTGGCCATGAATTTCTTGAGGTTGTTTTCGTATTTCTTGAGCCACGTCATTAGGACTTCTGTCGCCTTCTTGCTAGGTTTCATCGTCTCAAAATCATGACCAAGCTCATTTCCGTAGAACTGCCCCAATTTCCCGTTCGGGAGAATTTCGGCGGTTGCGATAGGATTTCCTTTGTTGTCGGTTATGAAAGCAAGCACGCAACGTCTTTCTGCCATCTTTCCGATGTAGTCGCATGACATCAGGCACTGGTGCAACTTGTTGGCGTGTTCCCTCACGCTCTTTACGGAATCGGGTATGAACACGCACATGTTTGACTTATGGAGAGTGGCGTTGCAGAACTCTTTCGACAATGTTTTCATTATCTTCTTGCGTTCTTTTTCCCTAAGCGTCCTGGCCTTTTCTTCTTCTATCCGTCTAGCCTCAAGAATCAGATTGTATTCGTTTACAACCTTGTCATGCGCTTTCTTGATGTTCTTCGGCCATTTCCAATAATCTTCCTTGACATTATGGCCACAAGAAGCGGCAATATTTATATAGTCCCTATAGAAATCAAGTTTCGTCCTGTCGGCACCATATTTCTTGAACCACTTGAACTCGACCACCTTTCCGTTACAATCCCTAAAATCATTCCATTCGTCATACTCTTTTGCGGAACATTTTCCGTTCATGACGAACAGGATCTTGTTGAGCGTCCAAGTCCTTGCATCCTTGTTTTCATTGATAAAGGAGATAATACGCTTCTGCTTATCTTTCGTCATTCTTGCGAACGTCTTGTTGAAAACGAGTCGGTTCAGCTTAGCTCCTACGAGAAATTCAACCTTACGGTTTTGTTTCCAGCGTATAAGCAATTCAATCGCTGTCGCCCTATTGAGCGGCAGCGCCTTGTTCAGCGTGTACTTGAATTCGGGATATGTGGAAACGATAAGGTCATAATCATTCTTGCGAAGAAAATCAGTCTTGTCGTAACGGAACGCGTTGACTTTGATAATAGGTTCGTCCCATACGTTCATATCGTCGTCAGTATCAATAACGTATCCTGCTATATAGCTGTAACAAAGACACTTGACATTTTCCTTGTCTTCGTCACTTATGCGGTACACGTCAACGTTGCCAGCCTTGTATCTTCTTCTGTCTGGCCACGATGCGTTTACGATACGGACAATATGGCCGTTCTCTACGGCAATTCTGTCCTCGTATGTAACTTTACCGATCATAAAGCCTCCGCAAACAGGTCAATGGGCTTAGCGATTGCGATTCCGAGATTTTCATTAGCCTTTCGGATAAGTTCCTTGTGCTTGTCCGCGATTTTTTCGGCTTCTGTCTTTTCTCTCGGCGTAGGCGTGAATTTGGAAGGCATGGAAGCGTTCGCCTCACGTTCAGCCTTTTCCTCGGCTTCCCTCTTGGCCTTTTCTTCTTCTTCCTTTTTCCAAATTTCATCATCGAAATAGTCACGGCAGATGCGGTAACATACATCGTCTGGCACTTCGCCATTCTTTCCGCCGAGGATTTCCTTTGCGATCTTTACGAGATATTCCATGCACCCCTCAAACTTTTCTTCGTCATACTTGAAGCAGTTCTCAATGAGGTGCGCCTTGATTTTGGATTCCATGGTGTCGGGCGAAGCCGCCGCCATCTCCTTGTATTCCTTAATCATTTCATCGTTCATTTTTCGTTTCTCCAGGTTCAAAAGCTATCCGGTAGAGTTACACCTTTCTTTGTCTTCGACCATACAAATCCTTGATTTATATGCCGCCGAAGAGGGTCAGCGGTAAAGTAAAAATGGAGTATCTACGAGCCGCTCTCTACCGGTCTACACGGAATATGGCTTCCGAGCAGATGCAAGCCAATCAGTTGTTCATGACTTGCGATTCTTAAAGGTTTTGCACTCCGGCAGCGGTGCGTGTGTATGTTTACAGATTTTAGAAGAAAGTTCAGTTGTTGGTTTAACTTTCAGTTTATGCTGCCATCGTGCAAATTCGGGCCCTCCGGGTGCGGATTTCTTATAGGGGTTGTGTCGTACACATGTGTCAAACATGCTGCACCCATCGGGCTATCGGCACGGACGGACTTGAACCGTCAACCTCGGGGTTATGAGTCCCTCGCTCTGACCATTGAGCTACATGCCGTGTTGCTCACTCTCTGTTATCGCTTCTTGGCGCAAGTCGTCAGTGAGCTGACCCGTTCTACCGCCGTCATATTTTACCCTCCGGTGACTGCCGACAAAAATTGTGCGGAATGCACGCAATCATCGGAGGGTCGCAGGAACTTCCTGCTAATTCTTCTACAATTTCAATCTAGTCTGTCTCGTCATATCGCTCTTCTTCCTTACATTGTGTGGCGAATGTCCCTTGTATCCGTGTTTCATCGCCCACTGCTCAAGCGCATACGTAAGCCGATACGCTAGTGATTCGTGCCCACAGCGTTCCCCGATAATTGCAGATACCGGAAACTTCAACGGCCTACGTAGCGTCCTTCGCATCAGTACATCATCCTCACGTGCGGAATCTTACCCTTGACAATTGCCGTGATAATGGCCTTAGCTACACTCTTGGCATCTTCAACATCGCCTTCGGTCAGCTTGAGCAATTCGTCCATTTCTGCAATAGCGTCAAGGGCTTCGTTATTCACCTTACGCTTGTGTTCCCTTTCCATTTCTGGGAACAACGGCTCTACCTTCGGAGAATCGACTACCTTGCGTTGATCTTCGGTAAGTTTGTCCATGGCCTCGTTAGCCTTGCGCTCGGCCTCTTCTTTTTCTTCTTCGGCCTTGCGCTTGGATTCCTCGGCTTCACGGGCCTTCTTCTCCAATTCTTCCTTTTCCTTTGCGAGACGTGCGGCTTCTTCTTGCGCTTGCTTGAGTTCTGCTTCGTGCTTTTCACGTTCGGCACGTTCAATTTCTTCCTTGTGCTTACGCAATTCTTCAAGTTCACGCTTCTCGGCCTCGGCCTTTTCCGCACTTGCCTGCATATCCTTGAGCTGTCGCGTAGATTCAATCACGGCGCTTTCGGCGTCCTTGGCAGACTCTTTCCAATATTCCGGCGTCTTGGCCATTACGAGCAATCTTTCAAGGAGCATCTTGATTCCAGCGGAATCACAGCCGATACCTTGTGCCGGCAGATTCTCAATTTCCACGATTTCGGCCTGCCTTGCCTCAATTTCCTTAATCGGGGCAAGCACGTCGTCCTTGTACTTGATAAGGGAATCCTTGACGTGCTTACGAACCTTGTCAACGAGATTCGGCTTGGCCTTGAGTTCCTTGACTACGGCATCGTGGGCATTGTCAATTTCCTTGACGAGTGCGTTGATTTTCTTGGCGAGGGTCTTTCTTGCGATCTGGCCTTCCTTGGTCGTTGCATCTGCCACGAGACCTTCGGCACGCGTCTTGACAAATTTCACGATAGGGATAAAGTTCTTGTCATCGCAGAAGAAATCTTCCCAATTGTCAATTTTCCCTTCAATCGCGAAAGACTTGTCGGTCTCAGCTACCTTGACCAATGCAGTCGTTTCTACTTCTTCAATATTCTCTTTTTCCATTAGAACGGCACCTCTTCTGTATCAACTACGTTTTCAGTAACTTCTTCATTGGCGGTTTCCTTTTCTTCGACTACACCGCCGTCCTTTGCCATATAGAACCATTCAACCACGTCCTTGTAGCGGTCTGACGGAACCATCTTGGGCGTAGACCAGCCATTTTCCTTGAGCTTTTCAACCACGTATCCGTGAGCCTCGTCGTCTTGGTTGGCGAACATCTGCAACATGGCCGCGAATTGCTTGGTGTTATAAGTCTTGACAGCCGAAAGGAGGGACGCTTTCGCATCCTTCGGATCGTGCTTTTCCTTGGGCGGTTCGGTCGTAGGTTCGGAAGGCTTGGAGGCGTTCTGTTCCACGACCACTTCCTGATCGCCCTTGGAATTGAGGTCGTTGCGGCCAGGCATTTCGTCCGGCAGTTCGTCAGCGATATAGGGCATTCCGTTGAACACGCTCGGGAACGCACGGCGCAGGGCGGTAGCGATAGCGACCTTTTCAAGCATCACGTGCGGCTTCGTATTCCACATCGAGTTGTTCTGCGTATATTCACGCAGGTAGACCGTGGCACTCGTTTCGTGGTTCCTGTCCTTGCGGTACACGTTGCACGTGCAGCGCATTTTGGCGCCCTCGTCGGTAAAGAATGTCTGATACCCGTCATACTGCGGAAACTCTTCCGCACGGCGAAGGTAGACCTCATAGCCGACAATAATGGACAGCTTGCGGCCGTTACCCTGCCCGTAGGCGATAGGGTACACTTCCTTCTTCCAAGGGTTGAGATTGAAGGTCATTGCAATCGCAATGAACTGCTGCATCTCGTTCTGCATGAGGTTGGAATGTGTCTGATTGAGGTAGTCCATCAGCAATTCCTGCGTGACCTCGTTCTGTTTCGTAATAACGGCTACCGCGTTACTTGTCTTTGTCTGTTCCATGTATCGTTTCTCCAGGATTCATTGTTGTTGACAAATTGTGACAATTGTTAATAAGTGTTCATGAGTTGTCGTGCCATCCAATCTACGGTAGCGAAATCGTAAGCTCCCCTGCGTACGTGCGCTATCTGGTCAAGTACCTTGGGATTGTTGGCCATTTCTCCCGTCGCCTGCAGGTAGGCCCTATTGGGATTACCTCGGACGATGTACTGCGTGTTGGATTTCAAGCTCTTGTAGATTGTTTCAGCCATCTACCTTCTCTCCTTCTTTTAACGGAATGAAATCAAGTACCACGTGTCCCGTAGACTGACTCCAACTCCATCTAAATGCATCCCTCATTGTCATAACGCCCAGCGGTTCACCGCGTGCAATGACAAGGAATACGGGTTCTTTCTTGTTCATATTGCTTTCTCCTTGTTGGAATCAATGCCCTTGAACTTTTGGATAGGGTGCCACGGCATGTTGGGATTCTCGCCCAGCCACTTGCCGCATACCTTTTCCAAGAACGGGAGCATCTCATGGTCAAAGTGTTGTTTAAGTCCGGGGTTCTTGTACTCGTACTCGTCCTTACCGACTTTCTGCGTTTCGTACGCCTTGCACATATCGCCATATCTTCCGAGCTTGTAGGCCAAAAGCCTCAGCGTCTCCCTCACGTTTATCCTACGGATCAATGCGGACTTGGCATCGTACGTGAGAGAATTTGAAGGTGCCGGCGGTCGGTTGTTGACGATTATTTCCCATGCCTTCCACAAGGTCTTTATCGTGGGAATGTTGTCCAATTCCCTTGCAGTGACGAAAAGTTCCTTTATGTCATTGTCGTCACACGGAATCCTGGCAGCCATTTCCCTTGCGGCAGACATGATAGTCGTGTCCGCGACCTTGCGACCTGCAAGTTCGTAAGCCTCCGAAAGACAGACGAGGAAAGCGGCTTCTCTAGGAGTTCCGTTAGCCATTGGCACCTCCGAGCATTCCTATCGCGAGTCTTTGTGCTTGGCTCATGCTTGACACGTTCTTACGCGTTTCTTCTTCAACTCGGTCTATGACCCAATTGAGGGTGGCGGCATAGTCGCTCTTGTAACGCTTTCCGCTAGAAGCCTTGTAGTTGGAAAGGATTTCCACGGCACGGTCAAACCTTACCCCGAGCTTTTCTCGGAGTTTCATTTCCTCGTCCTCGGTGTAGGAGACGTTCTGCAACATACCGAACAGCTTCTTCTTGACCTTTACGGCGGGCTTTTCGGTAACGACTTCGGCTACACGTTCATATACGTCGGGCTTGGATTTGTTTTCCTTGCGTTCCTCACGTAGCTGGCGCATCTTGTCGGCCTTGCCCTTTCTCCAAGTCTCGACTTCGTTGAGCAGACGTAGCGCAAAATCGTCTTTCGGCTCGTTCGTACCCATCATAGCCAAGGTCTTTGAGAATGAAAGGACCCACTTGCCTATCGCTTCGTAGTCCTTGCCGAACTCGTTTACCTTTTCACGGAATTCCGCAATCGGGAGGTTTACATATGCAACTGGTCTCATTCTTTAGCGGCCCTCATGATCAACGAACTAGCCATTTCGCACAATTTCATTGGCGAACCGTCAACTTTCGGGTTCTTCTCTACAAGCTCGTGCAGGGTCTTGTATGCCAAGGGCGTTATTGCCACGGGCTTGTTCTTCTGTTTCTTCTTTTCTTCCATAACATTTCCTGCATTATTATTGAAGGTAATTTTACTCAGTATTTATGATAATAATATAATTATTATTAGTAATTTTGTGTAGATATAATTGAAAAAAAATTATTTTTTTTAGTAAAAAAATTATATTTGGGTCGTGGAATTCAGATCTAAAGATTTTCGCAAGCGCATACGCGTTACGCAGTACCAGCTAGCAGAACTGCTAGGCTGCGACCAGTCGCTCGTGGCGGCTTGGGAAAGGGGCAAGTTCCCTACCTACGAGAAAATCTGCAAGCTCATTGAACTCGGAATTACGATACAGGAACTGCTTGGCGACGAGATCGCGAACAGACTGATTTCAAACAGCTCAATATCGTTTGAAAAAAGGCCGGCACTTTTCGACGACAAGGAATTCGGCGGCGGCGTAGCAGAACAGCTAGACGAAATGAAAATCCGCGGCATAATCAAGAACGAAGTCCAGAAGGAAATACAGGACATGAAACAAAAAGGGCTTCTTTAGCCCTTTTTCATTTTCCGGTTGACTTTCGTGAAGAATTTAATTATCTTGGGTAATAAAGGCGTGGCGGCGTTTCACCGTCCGTCATAAAGAAATCACTGCCTGACAGCGGACTCCCCTCTAAGCTATAGTCTTTCTTATCATCTCGATAGCTTCTTCCGCTGTCAGGCGATTTTCCAATACCATAAGTATTATCGCATATACCTTGCCTATCGTCCTTTTCATAGAGCATGTCTTATACTGAAAAAAGTTGACACTACTCAAAAAAGCAGGAGTAGTGCCAATGAAGACAAAACAGGTAATAAAGAGAGTCGCGGAATACGA